GATTTGCATTCATCTGCTGTCATCCATGTTTCTTTTGCCATCAATGACTTGCACTTATCCAAAGTCATGTTGGTATTCTGCTCAAATATCTTTGCTAATGAATTTGTGATGAGGTTTAACACTTCCTCATCGCTTCCACCGTTAGCGTTGTGCATCATAAACGTTCCGTAATCGGCCATGTATTTCTTTTGGCCGCAAATAGCAATAACGCCCGCCATTGAATAAGCCATGCCATCAATGTACGTATCGCATGGAATTTTGCTGTTAAGTATTGCGCTAACTATTGAAAGCCCCTCTTGAACGGAACCGCCAATGGAGTTGATACGGATATTTATTTTAGTGATTTCATTCGGGTAATACTCATTGAGCATTTGAATATCCTCTGCAATCCAAGCACCGTTAACGCCCATGCCCATGTCATCAAGTTCGCCAATGTGCTTATAAATAAGCATTGTGGCTACTCCGTTTGATATGTTGGTTATTTTGGTATTCATGCCACAAAATTGGTTACATATTTGCGTATCAATTCAAATAAGTTACTAAATTTAACCCGTTTAGTAACTAAAATTTCGTAATGGCCAATCCAAAAAACGATATAACAGCAAAAAAAACAAGTGCCAAAGCCCGCGTCACCGCTCATTTAACAGGCGAATTAAAAAAGAAATTCTTTGATGAAGTTGAACGTACCGGCACAAAAGAAAGCTACTTGCTAAAAGAAATATTGCAGGAGCATTACAATAAGCATAGGTTTTAAGCCAACTCTCCGATAATTTGACACTTTAAGTCAAGCGTATTTGTGTATGTGCCAAACGCGCTACCAATACGTGTAAACTTTATTGTTGATGTTGCTGCTACGGTTTCAACCAACACCCATTCTGTTGCGCCTGTTGCATTAAAATAACCAAGCGTGTATGAACTTTGTTTGAATGTACCGCCCATTGTTGCAACACTTACCGTTAACGTATTGTTTGTGCCGCCTGTTGATGTGTTATTGATGTCAATTAAAATAGTTATTTTCTTGCCCTCAACAAGTTGCAAATATGATGCTGAACCCGTGCCTAATGTCCACGTATTTAAGTCACCCGATAACGTTGGAACGATTGCATCAAACGAATTTCTAAAAAATAAATCCGAATAATCAAACGTGCCGCTTCCTGTTGCAGCACTTGACCAAACTATTTTGCGTATTTCATGCACGTTGTTTGTTGTGCTGTCGCTAAACTCAACGGGGTCTGCATCGGTTGCCGTTAAGTATGTTGTTGTGATAGTACCAACAAGCACTTGACCAACGTTAACGGTAACGGTTTGAGCATCGCATCTAAACACCTCTGCATAAGTATCTAACATGACCGCACCCGCGCTGATTACAAAGTTGCTACCCGAACCGCTATTGATACATCCGTGGAGTGCCATTGGCTTTGTGCCTGCCCTGTCACCCGCCCAATATGCTTTGTTCATATCTGTTATTGTTTCAATATAAGCCGCTTGCAAATGGTCTAAACTGCCCCTTTTTAAAGGCATTGCGCTTGACACCGTAATGTCTGATGTTTTAATTTTTTTCATTTTGTTAGTATGTTATTACTTGATAATTAATGCCTGCATAGCAATATTGGTCTGCTATTTGTCTGATTATGTTTTCGTTATTCGGGCTTATGTTTGGGGCTATATCTATTGCAGGCGGCACGGTTAAATCATTCGCAACAGCAATAGGCACATAAATATCAAACTCGCTGCCCGTATTGGTGATGTTTTGCGCGTGAATAAACCTATCCGCTTGACCATTCATGTACACTACTTGGCTGCTGCTAACTTCATCAAGGCCGACATAAAACACGTTGCTGCCCGATGCAAAGTTGTCAATATAAATATCACTCGCGCCCGGTGTGTTGACAAACGTAGTGCCAAACCATTCGTTAAGCGCGTACTCAAATAACAAGTGCTGCGCGTTGTACTTCATGCGCGGCTCAATGCCTACAAACTTATCCTGCACCTTAAACCAATAATTCGTGTCCGTTGGTATTTTCCCTATATTGGCTACCCAACACTCATACACCGCCTTGTCAATGTATTGCACTTGGTCACCTACGATGTACGCTGTTGCAATGTCGTGCGCTGCGGCTGCGTTGCCATCTTTATACGTGCCAAACATTGTGTTGTACAGCACTTGCAACGGATTGAGCAGCGTTTGCACCCATGCAATATACTTCGGTAGCCGTTTCTTTGGCGGCAGGAAGTCGATTGCAAACTGATTGGTATTTATTATGCTACTCATTGCACTTGGAATGTTAATGTGTCGGCAAATGTCGCGCCTGCTGTGGTTTCCTCAACAACATATCCGGCATACGTTTGATATTGCACCGCATCGATGCCCGTTGCAAGGTTGTATAAGTTTGTAGCGTTCGCAAACGATATTGTGTCGCGCCTTACTCGTATTCGGCTCAATGATATGTTGCTCACACCCTCAACCGCTTGTATAGCATCAACAACGGCTTGCGTTGTGATTACTCCGTTGAATGGCAAGTTAGCCATGTAGTTTTCCAATGCTGCAACAACATTGGTTTGTATTACTGCCGAATATTGACCGTTGTAATAAATTGTCGCTTCAACTGCCATCAAATCGGGGTTTTCGTTAATCAAAGTAAACGCTATGCCCGCAGGGTTGAACGTTTCAACATAGCTTTGCAACTCTGCCAATTCGGGAGCCGATACAGGCTCGGGCGGGTCATTCTTTGCAACTTTTATCAATACCGTGCGGTTTGGCGCGGTTATTACTGCGCATCGTGTTAGTATTTGATTGGCTGTGTTTAGCGTTGGATATTCGATTACAAATGTGCTTGTATTCAACTCGGCAATATCGCCCGTTTGAAACTGCAATACCTTGTTGCGCGTCCATTGCGGTGTGCTTGGTGCTGCCGATGCTGCAATGGTTTCTAAATCGGTCTTAAACACATCCTGCAACTGCTCAAATATAGCAATGCACGAAGCCACAATGAAGTAATATAAATTCCACTTTGCGGTTTGACTTGTTGAGGTCAAGTCATTGAGCGATGATTGAGCGTTCTTGGCATCAATCATCTGCTGTTTTATCTGTTGTACGGTGCGGGCCATTATACTATGCTTGTTATAAGTCCATTTGTAACCGTTACGGTCTTATTATCAACGGTTGTAAACGTGCCACTTGCGCCATTGGATAGGGCATAAGTAACAACCGCATCAACATCGGTCAATGATGTTTGCGCGTTTTGATTTACGATGATTTTCTCTGTGCCATCAAGTGCGGCTGCCGTTGGTAGTTCGGATATTTTTTGTTGTGCCATTATTGTTGTATTATTAATTCGTAGCCTTGTTCTGATAATAATTCATAGCCCAATTCACTCGCCAACACAACTGCATCGGGTATGCTTCCGGTTCTTATGGTTGTATTGTCAAGTATCGGGTCATTGTTAGTGATAAGCGTGTTTACGTTTGCTTCGGTTACAGGGCCGTTCATTGCGCTGTAATCAAAGCCCTGCATTGTGTAGCTGATGATAAACTCCTGCACGTTTGGGTGGTCATTCGATTGCACTTCACTTCTGCGCAAAAACTTGCTGTTGTATGGTGTTGACCAAGCGTGTACAAGGCTGTTGAGGTCTTGTTTTAGCTGCAATACATCGGTGTCCTCGGTTTTGTAGCTTTCAAAGCCCAAGTGCAAGTTTATTGTCATTGTGCCTTGTTGCTGCCCTTGTAAATTCTCAATATATTGAGCATCGGCAAACTCGATGAAACAGCACGGGTAATTAAACGGCACGTTTACATCCTCGCGCTCAAATTGGTTATTCCATAGCGCAACATACTTCAATGATTGAAGCGTGCTTATACGTGCTTTTAATGCGTTATAGATTGCTAATTGCATTTACTTGAATACTTTGTCTAATCGTTTAACTAATACGCCCTTAATCTTTTCATTTAGGTTGTAGCTTTCGCCTATAAATTGTCTTTTAGGCATAATAAAGCCCTTGCCGCGCCCTGCTCTCAAACCGTCATTATGAACCTTTGCATAAATCAAATCGGTTGAAATCTTTACGCTTAATGCTTGCCTATTTTCGGGGTTGCGAATAATTGAACGCCTTAAATCACCTGTTTTAACTAATATTGCCCGGTTAGTGTCATTCACTACACGCCCGCTTTTAGTGCGGTATGTTGACCGCTTACGTGGCTTCCATTTACTGACCACCTTATCATCAAACCCCTGCTTGCGGAAATTCTCAACAAAGAAATTCTTTGCCGTATTGCCGACCTCAACCATAGCATTTTCCAAAGCCTTGCGGGCTTTCTTGTCAATGTCTTTTAGGTTGAATTTATTTTGTTTCGCCATCGTTAAATAGTTGGAGCAGGTGGTAATACAGGAGCAGGTGGTAATACAGGAGCAGGCACAGGCTTTGGCGGTGTCGGTATCGGTAAATTCCAATTCACTTTTTTCAAATCCTTATCCCCTTTCGCCACATCAAAATATGGGTGCTTGTCTTTGCCTTTCTCTTTAAACACATAACCATCCTTGCCCGCATTCATTCTAAACAATGGCGGCACATCATCGGGCGGCACAAAGCCTTTTAAGTCCGTTAGCGGTTCCTCATCCTCTGCTAATTGAGCAACCGTACATCTGCAACGCCATCCGTTTGGTGGGTAATACTCCGCCCAAAACGGGTCATTAATCGGGCGCACAATGTTATCAAGTAGCTGATGCGTTGGCCTTACTCTACCATCACCAACGGTTTGATACTTCAACAACGGCAACACATCGGCATCCATTTCGATACGCTTCCAATCCGATGCCATTCTTGCTGATGCCTTGGCGGTTTGATATTCGGCTTGCAAATAATCTTGATTGTAAATGCCAAAAATAGGCTCGGCAGCGCGTTTAAAAGCATAAAAGTTACTCTTGTACTCATCAACTGCTAAAAGTGCCGTTAAAGCCCTTGTTTGTTGATACGTTTTCGCACCGCTAAACACATAAATATTATTCGTTAAGTCGGCAACTAACACCTCATCAACAACGGGAGCCAAATCAATACCGCCCTTTAAATATTGCGCTGTTTTAAGGTAAATGCCCGTTGGAAGTTGGCGAGGGGTTACGGCCCCTATCCATACATCGTTCGTAAACTGATTAAAATCGTTTGCGTCAAACGGTGTCGGGGGGTCAACTTCCTTGTCTATGTTGCAAAATCCGCACATTATTTGTATAGGTTACGCAAACGGTTTTCAATTTCAATCACTTCCTCTTGCTCATCGGCTTCGGGCATTGTATCGGCTATTTCAACACCATATTTATGCTCCAAATATTCATGTTCTAATTTTATACCCGCTTGCAG